AGGTTGCCAAGTCCCACCTAGAGATCCCGTAATCGTTACATCACCGTATAAATCTGATGTATTGCTGTGGAATTTAGTTTTTGGCATTTATATTTTCTCCATAAAAAGTTGGCCGCCGAAAAATGAGTGCGAGCTGAGAGTGGGGTCGAAATTAAAACTTATATATGTCAATCCATCTCCCTCAATCGGCGCCGAAAACACATGTTCGGTGTTGATGGCGAGGGGGGATGGGACTGTGCCAGCAATGAGGCCAGCGGTATTATTATTAATGCTTCCTGTTGCTATACGCCATCCGCCGCCGGCGGTGCCCCACATCACAGCTGACGTCACTCTAAAGCCTCTGGGAATTATCTTTTGTCCCACATAACCGGTGGCGGGGAGGAACCCAAATTGTTTCGCGGCTCCATTTCTACTATAATGTCCTATTTCAGTAACCTCCTGTTGGCCGAGGGACGTGGAATCGGCCGTATTTATAATTAAATCCGAAGGAAGAAGAGGGATATATTCGGCATTTCCAAGATATCCCGTTTCCCATCCATTTATCGTTATGACACCCGACCCCGAAACATTAAGATGATCCAGATCAGTTTTTGAAGGGTTATATGCAGATCGTGCTTTTTTTGAAGACATTTATATTCCCTTTACCAAATAAGCCAATTGGTCCCGTTACTATAAAGATTGAGGGATTCGTAATTGTTATCTAATGTTACCGACGATTCTCCATCGATGGTTTCAGACCCAGAACCGTTGATTATTACATTTGTAGTAGCACATCCTCCACCCTCATCTTTAACAATGAGAACTTGGCCGGCTATTGTAGCGGCCGTAGGAAGTTTTATCTCAAAAGGGGTGAGGCTCGTCGAATCTACCCCCACAATCTGAACATAGTGCGAGGCCGTTCCAAAAGTCGTAAATGACTCTCGGGATTTGTATGCCATAGCGCCCGAAATAGATATGGTCTGGTCTGCCGAATGGATAAATATGGGAGAGATTGGCGTAACAAATTCATCAACGGGCGGCACAGGGCGCCCGATGGCTGTGGCATCTGACGTTCGGCAGCCCAAATACAGTATGGCATCGCTGTATATGTGGAGGTGGGACGTTCCCAAGTCGTCTCCAGTAGCGCTGATAACTGGATTTGTCCCTTCAAGTTGGAGGTGCGCGTCGGTTGGGGCGAAGGGGCCACTGATTGAGCCGCTTAACGACAATGTTCCTGTCATCTGGTGTAGATCATCCGAAGTATCTCCGAATTTAGTAGCTCCACTTTGCTCAATATTTGTTATAGTTTTAGTAACGACATCTACATGATAAGAATTGGCATATATTTCACCATTAACATATAAATCGCCAGCTACTGAAGAACTGGCGCCGACGCCGAAAGGAGCCGGTTCAAATTTACTCTTATAGCCCATTAGTTAGATACTCCGGTTTTATAATAAATAGTATCTAACTTCCCATTTAAATCATGTGTTTCCAATTCTTACCTCCCCCCAGAGCCATGAGGCCAGAAATATCGACTCCGGGATCATTGGGGGCGTAATTGGCCAGGGGGCTTTGAGCTTTTGATTCATTCACAGACCCTCCCCGCGACAAGGGAACAGTGTCAGTTAAAATTCCTTTAAATTGGGATCCTAATGATTCTTCTAATTTCCTTTTATTTTCGGCTAAAGTTTGTAAAAATTCGGGATCGGGTTCTACTGGCTGTCGGGAGAAGTCAGACATTTCGGGTGGGGGACTAGGAGCGCTTGACTCCGAAATGATTTGGCGGCCTTCCAGTCCTTGGACAACTTCGCTAATAAGCCCTGACAGAACTCCCTCTTCGAAGATTACTTCTTTGATACATTGTTTGATAAGGGGCTTTAATATTTTTTTTAATTCATTTTGTTTCATTTACTTTCCTAAGCGTCTTTTTAATTTTAAATATTCTTCTTTAATCATTTTTTTAATAACTCTTTCTTGGAGATTATAATTGATATCTCCAATTTTAAGTTTGGTAATTTTCTTGTCTGCGCCCGAAATTTTATCTAATTGAGGCATGAATTTACGCAGAACGTCCGGGTTATGAGTTCCGCGCTTGTAAAGAGCTACCGCATTATTAGTAATTTTCTCAATTACTTCCTCACGAGATGAGAGCCCCCACGCATCCATCAAAGATTGGGCCATCGCATCACTAACAGTATCATTCAGCCTCTTCTTAATATCATCCACATTGCCGTTGGTGGCAAAGATATCGGAACTGGAGTCGGCATCAATGCCAGGAACTACGCGGTCGACAGCGGCGATGGCAAGTTGGGCTAATTTTAAAACACTTTTAGCGCTCGGGTCTCCTTTGATTTCAAAATTAATCGCTGGGATGGAAGCGTTGGGATTTAATAAAAAGACTTGCGACCAACGATGGTGGCCATCTACAATATATTTACCATTAGCCGTAATAATCCGACCTCCAACATCCGCAACATCTCCGGTAGCAGTCTCCCCCGCTTGGGAGGGCTTGTTTTTAGATACCCACCCCAAAGAATCCGCTAATCCAATTTGACTTTGAGTGGGCTTGAGATCTGTGACGGGGATATTCACGGGATCTGCGCCTATTTTGTCGTCTTCGAGATTCCCATCCTCGATTCCCATGTTAAGAAATTCGCGGAATTTTCCATCTTTAATCTTACCCTGTAGTTTTTTAACAAAAGTCACATATTCCTGAGCCATTAAATCTTTTAAAACACGCCCCTGCTTTGCTTGATCTTGAGGAGTCAGACTAGAGTCGGTTGCGGTACTTGGATTTTCAAGGGGTTTTTCTTGTTTTTCTTTTTCCCTTCGTGTGGCAGCGGCTTTGGCCAATCTCTTTTTCATAGGAGGGCGCTCTTCTGTCAAAAACTTGCGCCAATCTTCAATTAAGGCTTGTGCTTTATGATGATCGGACCACAATTTTTTACTCATTTATTTATCTCCTAAAATATCGTTTAAAGCCCGATTAATTCTATCGGCTTTTGTGAAAATGTTGGGTTTTGAAAGATTCTTGCTCTCCCTCAAACTCATGAAAGCGTTTGGTGTGCTTGGTTCAGAAACAAAATCAAAACAAATAAGTTGAAAATCATCCTCAACCATGGTTCCTTCTTGGCTTTCGCGTACTGACCCAAGCCCCCTAGAAGAGATTCCGAGCTTGACACCGGATTCTACCAGCGAACGTAATATTTTCCCCGAAGGGGTATTCAAAACTTTGGCTTTTCCCATTACTTTGGGGCCATCCATCCAGCAATCAGTTATCATATGCGAAGCATTTTTAAGATTAATAACCGAATCATCTGGGTGGTCTAGTTCTCCTAGCGCGCGATTTTCTTTTACTAACTTCTTATAGTTATTAATTTCACGCATTAAAATTTTAATAGGGTATACTCTTCCATTTCCATTTTTAGTATCTCCGCATTGGAGCATCCCCGTAAGATACATCCCTCCATTAGCGACCTCGGCTTTTTCAGATTCAGTCAATAAATCCTGGCAAATCCCTCCGTCACAGAGTTCGTAATATTCTCTAAGTAAAACTTTAGACATATTTTTTTATATCCTTTTAATAAATTAAGATGCGGGCGCTACCCGCGCGGGCATACAGCCGTTTTTACATAGACGAACTGGCTGGAGCATCCATCTTTTTAACGTTTCTAACATTTCTTAATCACCCCCTTTCTGGTGATTTGTGTTAAAGCCACAATCACCGAAAATCATATTTAAAATGTATGAAGTTCCAGAACTTATCCAGCCGCAAATTAAGAAATTGACAACTGTAAGTTCATATGTAAATAGTTCTGTGAACGGATTAACGCCACATAAAAAGAGACCCACCCAAAATCCAATACACATTGGACAAGTCCAAAAATATCCTTCGGGACGAATCTTTCCAAATATCTTCCCATAGCAGAGAAGTTGGGTTAGTCCATATGCTGTTAAAACAAAATAGAGAAGATCCACTATTCCTCACCAGGGAAGAAGTCTACCACCAATTGATGGCCGGAGCGTTCAGATGCATCCGGGTCTTCTATTAGCTGGATTAAATCATAGATCAAATCCAGAGCATCTTGGGTACCCAGTGGTGTATTGTCGAGGATCGCAGTTTTAGCTTTATCTTGGGTAGTGTCCGATGCTCGTTCAAACCCCTCATCTTCCCCCAGGTTAGATACTTCTTCGTTATACGGATGTGGGAATGGGTTATCCTCGTCCCCTTTTCCGCGATCCTGTTCATTGAAAACTAGCTGCGCCTCTTCTTGAATAAGTTTTTTTAAAAAAGCTTTAGATATTTTCATTTACTTATTCCTTTTTTAAATGTTCGAGCATATAACTCATCCAATAAGGGGCGTAATTATACCCAGGCCGAATAGAGCCTTTTTCCGTAGCTTGGGGGACCTCGCCTAGCGCTGTTGAATCTTCCTTGGTGGGATCTACCATATAATCATCAAGCATTTTTTCATAATCTTCAATATAATCAAAATATGGCTGCTCTTCTTTGAGAAAAGTGTAAATATTATAAAGTGTAAAATCTACTGCATTTATGTCGTCATCAATCGGGGTGGCTATTTTAGCTTCCAGAGAACCATAAATGTTCCCCCCTTGAATAGTGCTTAATTCTAATAGACCCTTCCGACGCAAATATTCAAACAAGCGACTTTCCGAATCATATACCGCTTCCGAAAAGGATAATTTAGGGAAGGCCAAGACTTTGCTTTCCTTAACTAAAATGGCAATATCCATTTCCGCATGATCAAAAATTAATACATTACCATCAAGCGTTTTACGAGCTTTAAGTTCAATGGCTATTTCTTTCTTTTTTCTATGAACCTGGATGGTGATTGCCATTAGCTGTTGATTTCCTTGATTAAATTTTGTATTTTTAAAATGTCTTGAACCATTTTTTGATCTATAGGTTTTGTGCGGAATTCATTTAAAATATCCAGAACACTTTGAGTCTTTTCAATCATTTGATCATCACGTTGAATTTCTACAATTTGAGTTGTATTATTTAATACTTCCTTCAGGCGTGCCACCTCTTCATTTAAAAATAATTTCAATTCGGCGCCATTATCATTGAAAGACGCAATATATTTACCCAATAAATCTTTTTGTTCAGGTAAGAGGCTCCCATTGTATTTATCATTAAAATTTTTAGTAAATGTTTTGAGAGTTAAATTATCTAATGCCTCCATCGTTTCTGGTGGAGAGTCCACCGGCGCGGTCATCTTATTGATTAATTGTTTTTCCATTAATACTCGTTGTTTTGTATTGGTGCCAGGATTAAAAATTTGATACAAAGTAGCAATATCTCGATAATTAGGAATAAAATTAGAAAAAATATCTTTTGATAATAATTTATTAATTTTATTAATTACTTTCGTTTGTTCGGTAAAAAGTTCTTTTTTATCCATCACGCAATGTTGCATCCTCGATTCGAAAATCAACTTTTCCGCCACATCGTGATCAACGTTTTTAGTTTCTAAAATGCCCCGATACAAACTTAAATCTTTTCCTAACAAGGTATTGGTGTGAAAGTTTTCTTTTATAAGAGAAATAATGATAAGTTTATTTTTATCATTTTTTCCCACAATATTTTTAGTTAACTCTCGAATAAGAGCTTCAAAAATAAAGGCTGTATTGCGCTTTTTATTATGTTTTTGTTTCATCTACCTTAATCTCCGCTTTAGCCAAGTCGGCTATCAAATCTCTAATCTCTGCACGCGATTCAAATAACAGTTCTTCTTCATTTCCATTATAATTAGGTGTTAAATTTTCATAAATCCCTTTTGACAAGGAATTTAAAGCCGAAATGGGGATAACTTCCTTTGGTTTCGGAAAAGCGTGAGCGCTGTAATTTTGTGGGCGTCCATCTCTTGAATCTCCGCCACGGTGGTTTTTGGATACATAATTTTTACCTTTGGCTTTTTTCTTTAGGGATTTTGTCGTGTGGGGTCTATTGCGATCATCGCGTTTGGCGGGCGGGGCGGCCAATAATGCCCCTTCGTCTTCGGGCGCCTCTTCTCCGCCCAGGTCTTCTCCACCTAAGTCTCCGCCCAGGTCTTCTCCACCTAAGTCTCCGCCTAAGTCTTCTCCACCCAGGTCTCCGGCGCCCAGGTCTCCGCCGCCTTCCGCATCCATCAGAGCGCTCGAAGCTTCTTCAGCTACAGCTTCGGCCGCTGCATTAAGAGAGGCTTCATATTTGCGATCAAAAAATATTTCTCTTTGATTTCGTAAAAATTCTTCTTCCGATAGCCCGAGCAAATGTTCAGATATCCATCGACGAGAAAAGTAATTTTCTGTAGCTCCGCCAGCAATATCAAACTTAGATTTCCAAATTTCCAATTCTTGCATTTCTGCTATTTTGGAAGGGTTATTTAAAGATAAACGGAAACTAATTAAATCATCGCCCCGAAAACCTAAAGTATACAGATGAATTATTCCAATTTTTTCTAATTCACTAATAACTGCTCTCTGTAATCGTTGAATTGTTCTTGAAAAACGAACATCTTTTTGAGCCAATGTAGTTTGATCTTCGGAAACTTCTCGATCGGCTGATAAATAAGCGGGCGGGATTTTAATTGCCGCGAAAAGCTTATCTCTTAGATATTTAACATCATCGATGTCTCCCGTGAAAGATCCTCCGGGCAAACTATCAATTTTGGACTTGGATTCTCCGCGTATAGGAATAAAATAATCTTCTTCGACGGAGAGAGGATTGTATCGTAAATCTACACGACCCGTTTTGGAGTCCACTACTTGATTCCTCTTCATAGAAGTTATGGTTTTTTGAATAAAAGTTTCTACATCCTGTGGCGCGACGTTACCTACATCAATATAAAAAACACGACGTTCTGCTGACCGAACAATACGATAGGCCATCATAGCGTCCTCCATCAAGACAAGTTGGCGCCAGATTCTTCGGCCCGGTTCTAAAACAGCAGTGCCGTAGGGGGCATATTTATCATTTCCCAAAATTCTAAAATGGGCCACTTGCCAATTCTCAAATGTCATACCGGCCGAGTTCCATTGATATTGTACATAATTGGGATTAGTGGGGTCTTCGCCTTCAAGCCTCTCTATTTCTTTGATCGGGAGGGCAATAACGCTTTTAATCCCCAATTGCTCGTCAATATCCAAATATAACATAAAATCACCAAATTTACACATACTACGGCACCAGCCAAATAAATTATGGTCTAGGTTAATGATATTAGTATATAATGATTTTAAAACTGCCTTAATTTCTTCATTTTGACATTTAATATGCAACATCGGTTTAAGTTGCGAATGAGTAGTCATTTCGTCAGCGTATATATCCAGCCCAGAGGCCAATTCTGGCATATATTCCATTTGCTCATAATCCGTATAACGTTCTGCGCGGTTCTGTTGCGCCATGATTTTGGAATGCATTACATCGAAAGGACTATAATTGGCGCGTCGGAATTGTTGTCCGCTAGCTGATTTGAATTGAGAAGCATATCTATCCAAATCGGTGCGACGAATTTTCCGATTCATTTGTGTACGCCAATTCACAATTGGACCAGAAAATAAACGAGTTAATCTCTGGAATAATTCTGATTGGGGATTATAGGGGTTGTTTTTACTGTCGGCCATTATTTATCCTTTTATAAGCCAGGGGTATTGTTGATAATCTTCTTTTGCTTTGAATAATTTCTCATCTAAAGCTTCTTTACGATTATAGCCTTCCATACCAGGCAGTGTAGTATTAAGTTTGGTATTAACTACCATTATAGAATTTAAGCAAGCTTGTTGATATTCTATATCTCGTTGGTTCGTTGTCAGCGCTGTATCTCGTACCCAACAGGCGATTGCCAAAGAGATTATTAAATCATCATTATAGCCGCGCATTGCTTGAGATTTCCCATTGTACCAGATAAATGTCCGCAATTCATTAATAAAACGTACAGAGTACGTTGTGATTAATTTGTTTCTTATAAATTCTTCTAATTTAGATACAATGAGTGGGCGCGTTTTGGTGGATGTAGTGAACCCGGGTATGGCGGATGAATCATGCTGACCTCTATAGCTGTCTACGAATTCGTGCGTTCCTTTAATAGAGAAATATAGATTAGGATATTCTAATTCAATTAATTTTTCCAATATGGAAATTCCAATTCCTACATTCTCCACTACCAAAAGACAATTTCCATATTCTTGGCCTGCTTGTAGAAGAATATTAGAATACATATCCAAATTAGGCTTTCCTTGATATTCTGCTATCACTTCCATAGTTTCTAATTTGATTATATGGAAAACAGAGAAATCGGCTCCGTCACCGCGTGCGACATCGGCTACCAACAAATATGAACACTCTGGTATGTATTCCTCCCAAATCCACAGATTCCTATCAAAAGAAGTTCTGTATTTAGGCTCTTTGACAAATTTTTCCAGATAGGCTATATCTTCAGGATGAATTACAGATTCTCCAGATGTATTAAAGTTGCACTCTAATTCTTGAGCTATTTCCCGTTTGGACATATTTCTGGTTTCTTTGTCAAACCAGGTCTGATCTCTATCGGGATGTACATCCCAAAGAAGTTTGATGGGGTGGAAGTCATTATTCCCCTCCTCGGCTTCCGCATAAATTTTATGAAACCAATTCCCTACGCCATTTGGCGTGGAAAGGGCTATCACTCGACCACCGGTAGAGATGGTAGGGTACAAACCTGCCCACAACTCGTTCAGATTTTCAACATGGGCGGCTTCGTCGATTACAAGCAAAGAAAGAGCTTCAGAGCGGCCGGCATCTCCTGATGTAGAGGCTGCTTGAATTTGGGATCCGTTGGATAATTCGAAAGAGGCTCTGTTATCAATAGAAATATTAGCTACCACCAACCATTCAGGAAGGTTTTTCAAAATTGCTTTAACTTTTTTGACAAGATTGGAGGCCGTCTTAAATTTGGTCGCCATGACAAGGATATTTTTATCTCTGTGAAATAGCATCATCCAAACGATATAAGCGCCAGTGATGGTAGAAATTCCCAGTTGGCGCGCCTTTAAGATGACATTAAAGCGGTAATCATTAAAATCAGTTAATAAATCGGTCTGGTAGGGGTAAGTTTTGAAGGGGACCAACCCATGAACCGGATGAGCGATTCGTGCGTAATTATTAATAAAATAATTAGGATCCTTACCACATTTTAGAATCTCGGTAATTATCTCTTTTTTGGAAAGAGTATATGTCATTAGTCTTTTTGAGTGTCCTTGAACCCACCTTTTGCTAGGAAATCATAATAATTTACAGCCAGCGGATCGGTCACCCCCTCTCCTAGTGTAGCCACTCCCTTGAGGCCGCCGATTTTAAAAAGTTTGTGAGCCATGACAAAAGTGCGTACTCGGGAAGTATTTTGAACAAAACATACAACTTCTCCTTCGGGAGAGAGTCGCAGTTGCTTACCTGTGATTGTTTTGTATTCTTTTTTTAAAAAATTGGCAATTGCCTCAATTCGTCGATCGCACTCTTCTTCAAACCCTTTCGCATAGACATCCTTCAAGCGAATGTCGGCTTCATAATTAATTTGAAGCATATCTCCAATGAACTTAACTTTAAAACCATCAATGACCCGGCTGTCCACAATCGAACATCCCTCTTCGCGGCTTAAGCCAATTTCCTTGGTTTCGCCATCAGGAACGAATCGTTCATCATGAGACCCATCATAAGCATTTGCGGCTGCTTGATTAATACCTTGTATAATTTCTAATGTTGTAGCCATTTATTTGTTTTCCTTTTTTGGACGCCATCCAGATCTCCACCTTTCTTCGCGGCCTTCAACCCATTGAATATAGCAGTTAAAACAACAATCAAATTTTGTCATATAAATATCATCTCTAATATCAAATGAATAAGTGCTACACACTTGGCAATTTCGGTTGCTATCCTTATTAAATAGTTTTTTAGAGATTAAAACACCATCAACTTCTACTTTATCTTTCTTCTTTTGAATTAAATCTTCTTTTTGATATAATTCTTTCAATTGTTGTTGATATTCTTTCTCTTTTTCGTCCGACCACTCCTTTTGGGGATTGTCAATAGATTTTTCCCCATATTGTTTAGAAATGGCCTTTTCATATTGGGCAATTTTATTTAGTTTGTCACTCATTTCCCGTCAACAGCATATACAATGGCAACCGATGTTAACACCCCCGCCACAAAACCACCAGTGATAATGAGACCACTTGATAATTTACTTGGTTTCTTAGCAATTATTTTTCTCAATTCTTCAACCTGCGCATCATAAATAGCCAATGAGGCTTCATAGTGTTCTTTTTGGAAGCGGATGGTAATATTAAGTTGCTCCACTTGGAAATCATATTCTTCTTTTTGAACTGCCAACCGATAGGCCATTTCCAACTCATAATCTTCTTTCAAAAATTCATGATCCGACAAGATTTTCGCTGTGGCTGTGGGATCAAACAAAGTTCCAGTGAATGGAACTTCATTTCCTTCTTGCACAAATGTAAATTGTCCGTCTGATGCGGATGCTCCACTCATAAAAAGAATAAAAAATAAAAATGTTTTAATAAAATTATTCCACATATTCTAATCCGAACGTTTCAGAGATTTTGTCGGCCAACACTTCCGGCTGTTCTTCAAAATCACGCAGATGCATTTCCGCTCGTTCTTTTCTTGCCTCTTTTAAGTCTTCCCTAGTATCATTATAATCTTCTTTAAGTTGATTTAGCATTTCTTCATAATTTTTCAACGTATTGTCTCGTAGGGCTAACTCTTCAGCGTAAAGCGCTTTCATCGCGGCGATTTCGCCCTCATAAGATAACACAGCTACATCAAAGCTATCTTTCAAAGCCGAATAGTTGTTGCGTGAAAAAAATAAAAACCCCACGAGCCCGATAAGGGCAAGCGTTTGCCAATACTTTGCTAAAAATTTGCCAATTCCGGTTATGAGATCACCAAAATTAATGTTTATCACACTCCCCCCTTGAGCTTTACAATTGCGTCAATTACGGATTGACCACCGATATATAGTGCGCTTAAAATGAGCCAGTCTCCACTATCAATATGCGCTGTGAACATTAAAGCTGTTGCCGTACCCCATACCAATAGTTTCCGTGAAACCATTTTTTCTAATACGCGGTCTAAAAGACCTTTTGCTGCTTTTGCCATTGTCATGTATTCTCCTTCAGCCTATAATTAGTTTGTTTATTGTTGAACGAAAGCATAACCCTCCTTTTTATCAATAGTGACTTGCATA